ATATATTCATAATTAACTATTAAAGCAAATGAATTATCTTGGAATCCAGCATTGTTAGGAACTTCTGCATAAGCTGTAACTTCTATAAAGCCACATCCATTTTGGTCAGATCCTGCTGCTATTTGAGGACTTAATGCACCTCCACTACTTTTATCAGGAGAAAATATATTTGAAATTCCTCCAACAGCTTTATAATCACTTTTCCAATAAGTAAATGCTCCAGGAGTAACAGAAGATTGTCCAAATCCAGTTTGATATAATTTTATCCATTGTTGAGAACATACAGACTTATTTGCAGTAGCACCTGTAGCATCATCAAAAGTACTCAAAGAAACATTTATAGCTGTGTGAATTCCAGCTCTCAAATTAAAATTATTGTATATTCTAAAAGTAACTGGATTTGATGTGTTTCCTTGTAAAATAGGAAGAGTTGAACCTGATGGAGATGATTGTGAAAAAGATATTGAATCTAATAAATTGTAAGGTGCAATATTATTTCTAAATGTAAGTTTAGGAACATTGATTGCAAGTATATTTATATCGTGTCCTGTTAAAGAAAATGAACCAGCATCTAAAACCATTCCAGGAATTGAGAATACCCAACCACTTCCAGCTGTCGTTGTCCCTTGATTATTCGTACTGTGAGTTCCCGCAAACCAATTATTTGTTGGAGTTGCTATTGAGTGTTGAATATTTAGATAATCAGCAGACACTAATCCACCACCTGATTTTGTTAGTGTATGAGTTCCTGTTGTAGGACTTGTAATGGTAATTGTATGAGTTGTATCTCCAGAAATTCCCCATTTACCAATTGTTTGAGTTGTTCCAGCTGCAAATTTTATTGTCTTTGCTACTACAGAAGCATTCAAAGTTGCTATTGTATTTGAACCTGTTACCACATTATTTGTTCCAGCTCCATTAAAATCAACTTCTCCATAAGTTAATCCACCTCCGAAAAAAGCAGAATTGTTAGAAGTCAAAGATATAATTGAAGAGGTACCTGAAAATATCAAACCTGTTGTTTGAGTTGTATCCCATCCATAAGCTAAATTAGTTGTAATGGTAGAAGTTCCTAACGTGATACTTCTTGTAAAAGTATTGTTAGAAACGAATCCTGTACACGTGATATTTTTATTTCCAGAATTAAAGGTACCATGTTCTACTCTAAAAGATGGAGATGAAGAATAATTTGTTGTTATATTATCTTGCAAAGTCCATCCACCTGTACCATTGAAATAAATTGCACTTAAAGTAATTCCATTAGTAGTAATTGTATTTCCAAGAGAATTAGATTCAAACATAACAAGACTTGGACCTGTACTAACAAAAGTTATATTTGAATGGATTGTAAAATTTCCATAAACATGCATTGTTCTGTTGCCACTTGGATCAAAAGTCAAAACTCCAGAAATTGGATTTGTAAAATCAATATTTAAACAAGAAACATCTGCAGCAACTGTTACTGAATAAGAACCAGCTCCTGAATTGGCATTGAATATTACATTGTCCGAAGATGTAGGTACAGAAAATCCACCATCTCCACCATCTGTATCAGACCAGTGAGTTGTATCATCGGCATTCCAATTTCCTGAATCTATTACCCAATATCTATTTGCCATATTTTATTTTTTTATTAAGCCAATGTCAATATTCCACTTGGATCTGTTACTATAAATGTATCTGCTGCTACCATAGTTACTGGTGAACCATAATCATAGAATCCTATCAATTCATGGTTTGTTGCTGTTACAGAATATATTGCTGCATATTGAAATGGACCAACTGCTCCTGTAGCTGTCAAAGTCAATGTGCCAACTATCAAAGTGGCTGTTCCTGAAGTTTGTGTAAAGGAAGTAGTTGTAAGATAGAATGGATTTGTTCCTGAAAGATTAGTTCCAGGAATTACACTTACCAAGTCAGAAAGTTGATTTGCTGTTCCAACTACTGGTAAAGTATTTGTCAATGCTACTGCTAATTGATCTGTTGCTAAGTTAAAAACTTTACTACCCACATTTAGAACGAACTTATTTATTTTTGTGAATGCTATACTCATATTTGTTAATTAATTAATAAAACTTGAATAAATAATACACCGACTGTATTATGTTATTGTTAAACCTACTGCTTCTGTTAATTCTATTTGAACTTCTATATAAACATTTTCACTTGTAGAAAATTGAGGAAAGGTCTGGACGAGATTTGTAAAATAAACATTTGCATTTCCTTCAGGAGAATTGCCCAATGGATCTAAATAAGGTATAGGAGTTGAAATCTTCATGTAAGAATTTTCAAGATTTTGCATCTGTTCTATAACAGTTTGTGTAATTCCAGCTTTATAACCAATTGTTCCAGGTTTCCATTGGACCAACTGTAATGTTAATTCATAATACATATATCCAGGACCTCTATCTACAAAATTTAAACGAATAAGATTAGCAGCCAAAGTACTTGTAAATTGTCTTTGCCAATTTCTAGTATATGTGCCTTGTTTAACCATATAATTATAACCATCTAATTGTATAAAACTTTGTACTATATTCATAATTATTGTATTATATTGAACCAAACACACTGTTATAGAGATCTGTAGTAGTGCTTCCAACTTGACCTGCTGGAATTGAAATGTTATTTTTTTGATTAATAGTTGTAGATGAATTATTAGTAGAACTTGCCGTTTGCATACCTGATATTATTGCACCACTTAATTTTGCTACTAAAGTATCAATATCACTTGGTGCAGCTGGCAAATCATTAAGACTACTCGCAACATTACCACTCATCATTGGTGTAGTGACACCTCCCATCGCCATTCCACCTAAATCACTCTGACCTGAAGTTGATTGTTGAGCAACACCTCCTTGCATTGCAACACTTACTGTTGCCCACAGTTTAGCTAATTGAGTTAGAAATGTTATTTGTGTGGACAGTCTATCATTTATGGTTCCTACACCTTCTTCAGCAAGAGCTATATTTCCAGCAATGGTTTGAGTATTGTCCATTATAGTTTTCCACTTATCTTTTGTATCAATAAGGTCGTTTGCTTGTTTTACAGTTAATCCAAATGCCTGTTCAACTTCCTGCATACCTCCTGCTGTTCCAGCAATTGTTGTAGCTGCATCTGCAATAGCTTTCATTGCTAAACCCATCTTTCCATCTGCAATATCAGCTCTTAATTTATCCATACCTCCTGCCATAGTTGTAATAGGATCTCCACCTTTAGAAACTGCATCTGCAAGTGCTGTAAAATCTGATTCTGCAGTTGGTAGTCCATTTGCTCCTCCACCAAAGGCTTCGATAATACCACTAAAGGTGGAAAATGCATCTCCTACATTTGAAGCATTTGTGCCACCCAATTTTAAGGCTGGAATAAATTGGCTAAAACTAGTTGCAAAATCATTAACAGTCATTTTTGCACCACTAGCAGCAGTCATCAATTCATTCATCATTGTTGTTGCAGCTGGACCAGTTGTAATTCCAAATTGTGTCATTATTGGAAGTGTACTAGAAATTATATCATTAAAATTTCCATATCCTTCTGCAGCCAAGTCTGCTGCTTCGGTAACATAAGTAATTGCATCTGCTTGTGTATTGAATGCACCTGTCGAATCATTAATTGCTTTTTGAATATCTTGTTGATTTTGTCCAGTGCTCATTGCAATTGTCTGTGCTCCTGCAATACTTCCTGTAGCAGCATTTCCTGTCACTCCAGCAACTGCATTAGTTTGTGAAGATTGCTGATTTGTTATAGCACCTGAAATTCCAGCTGAAATTATAGATGTAAGAGCAGTTGCAATTAATCCTGGCAATGCTGTTAATAATGGAGTTAATAAAGACCCTAATCCTTCAACAAGTGGTTCTGCTTCAGTTGCCAATTCTGTTGGTCCTGCTGCTGCACTTGAAGTTGATAATCCTGGAACCAATGATGTTGCAGAATTAGATGATGCAGATGCAATATTAACGACTGCTGAAGAAATATCCATTTTCTGAGATGCTACTTTTGTAGCAGTTGATGAACCTGCTTGAGATGCTGAACCTTGACCACCAAAAAGTTTACTCCAATCAATTTTTTGGGTAGATACTTTGCTTATGAAACTACTAATAGTATTCTGAGCACCCATAAGAGCACTTTGAAGACTTGAGTAATCTCCACTGACAACTATTTCTAATGTATCAAGTACTGACATTTATTTTTTTTTAATATATTTTATTGGTATTCCCGAAGCAATATTGAACAGTTCCAAATCCTGATAATCAAGTTCTCTCTTTTTGTCAACCTCTTTTGACCAACCTTTGGACAACTCAATTATTTGAACAAAAGTTAATTCTCTGATTTGACTTGGTGTCCATCCTGTTCTATCAATGAGGGTGCAGAAGAGTTGTCTGTAGTCAGTTTCTTTGTTAGATTCTCTTCCACCTTTCTCCCTATCTCCATATTCTTCGGGGAGATAAAACCCAGTGTTGTAAGGCATTCCAAAATGTCTAAATCTGCTGGTGTATTATCAATTATATTTTGTTCTGTCAAGTCTGGCTCCTTATCTTTTAATACAAGATAAATACAATAGCAAACAAGTTTAAAATCTTTTCCAGGAAGATCTTTAGTGTTCTGTATTCTTTGATGATAAGCTATTGCTTTATCCATATTTGCTTTTCGAATTCTATATTCTTTACCATTGAATTCAAAAGTAAATTCTGGATTAACTATCTTATACATTGTTTGGTCTTTGCTCTCCATAAATTTATTCTGTATATAGTATTGCTATATCCATTGCTTCTAAATCAAAATCAAACTCTGCATAAGCTTCATTTGCTGCTGTCAACTTTGATGATTTGAATAATGCTCCTGAGAACTGATATTGGATTTCTCTATTTTCTCTATCAAATAATGTAACAACTGGATTTTGTAGTGTTGCTTGTCCATCGAGTGTATCTATTTCATTAGGTGTTCCTGATGCAGATGAACCCAATGTTGTTGTTACTAATTCTGCAGGAAATGATTTTGCCTTTCCTGACATTGTTATCTTTTGTGTATGTCTAACCAAATCTTGTGGTTTGATTGAATTCAAGACATAAAGTCCCATTGTTGACCATTCTATTGACAATGTAATATTATCAATGTCAACTAACCTATTACCACCAAAGTCAATTGTACCTGTATTGAATACATTCCTTTGTGTTACTGTATTACCTGCTGTTTGAAAACTTCCCATAATATTTTAATAATTAAACTTATAAACTTTCCTCAACTGTAGATGCGACTTCATCTACAACTGGAGTTTCTTCTGATGAAACTTCCTCTTTGGCATCTTCTGTTTCTGGCAATGCTTCTACTCCTACTGTATTTTCAATTGCTTCTTCAAAACTTGCAAAACTCTTTTCTGAACCATCTTCAAACCTTACTACTATTTCTTTAATCATGATATTTTTTTTATTAAACTAATAAATTATGGCTTCTGACTCCATACGACCACAGTCATACTCCTATGAAATATTCTTCTGTCACTTTCATAATCATCAGAAGTTCCACTCAACCTCTCCCAATATATATGAGCGGTTGATTGGTCTGCTGACGAATAATTCAATGCCGTAATAATCAATTCATAAACCTGAACGACCTCAAGTTGACTATTTCTTGACCAAATATCTAACTGCAATGTGGTGTCTCGAGTATTTAAAGGAACTGTCCTGGAAACTTCTGTAATTACATGTATGTTTATCTGTGGAAGATACAAGCCATTTTGAGTTTCTTCAACAATGTCAACTGGACCTACAAAAATATTTGTAGCAGGAACTATTGCAGTAAGTGCTGAATCATTTGTTAAAACGGATATAATTTTTTGTATTATTTCATTCATTACATTTTTGCATTAAATATTGACTTGACTACTCCCGACTGTTCTGATAATGCAGATCTCATAAAAGATCTTGGTGCTATTTTTGAAGTTCCATATTCTATTGCTTTTGCATAAGGGTTGTCTGTAAAAATTCTACCTTGCCATTTTCCTCCCTTATTTACAACTTCCTGTTTTATACTTTCTTGAAGTGCTCCTGTATCAACTGGAACTCCTACTGTTGCATTTGGATCTGAAACATAATAAGCTTTCATTTTACCAGCACTCTTACCTTCTTTAATTCTTCTCATGTATTGATTAGATGATGCTTTGTATTCTTCTTTAGATATTTTAGCTCTCTTTGCAGTTGCAACTATATACACAATATTAGTTGCTTGCTGTGTTCTTTTTTGCAATGTTTTAGAGACTTTCTCAATTTCCCCATTGAGATTTTTTATTGTTTTCTCTAATTTGTCTGTATTAAATTTAAAATTTCTCATATAATTATTTTGGTATCAATATGCAATAACAATTTGGGTGATATGGAGGGATCTCTTTTGCATCAGCTATATCATTTGCATCATATATTCTCTTACCATCATTACTTATTTTTCTACAAATAGGGCATGCATGTGGTGAAAGAATAACTCTATATTTATCAAGATCTAATTTTTCTCCTGCATCTGCCACTTGTTGACTTTCTTTTCTCTTGACTTCTGTAAAGAAAACTCTCTCTGCTCTATATTTCTCTGTAAGTTTGGTATTCCATAATTGTAACTTTGCAATAATTTTACTTGAAGGAAGTCCTTTAGCTTGTAAATCAAATATCAACTTTTGTGCTTCTTGCAGTTCTTTTATAGTAAGAGCAGTTGTGCTTGACTTCCAGAACATTTCATTTTCTGGTAAATCATTCATTATTCCTTTGTAGAAGTTTTTGAAATTCATCTTTTGGTTATGCTGTATTTACTAAATCTTGCTCTTGGATATCTATCTGATAACAATCTCTCTATCTTTTTTGAAGCATCATAAGATGTCAGAGCTTTAACAGTATCATCTAAATCAAATTCATCTCCATTTGTCAATCTAACATGAACATGATATTCAAAAGTATCTTCTGAGTGTTCATTTTTCTCTATCCAATTTTGTTTAAATTTATTCATTATGGTAATTCTATTGCCAAACAACCTATTACATCCAATTCATCTTTCATTATCTCATGCTCCCAAAATCTTATAACATCATAACCCATTGCTTTTATTTCAGCATCTCTTAACTTGTCCCTTTCTTGTGCTCCTGGTCTATTGTGCCAATAATCACCATCGCATTCTATGATTAAATTATATTCAGAAATAAAGAAGTCTGCTAAATATCTCCCTATTCTTTTCTGTCTTTCAAAGTGTATTCCTGCTTTTTCTAATATCTCTTTCATTTTCATCTCAGGTTTTGTATTCACACTCATTTTTCCAGACTGCATAGTTCTTATTATTCTGTCTCTGCTGGCTGGATCTGGTTTGCCAAACTTTGCATTCTTTTCTCCTTTCTGAGAACCTCTTTCTTTTCTAGTCTTTCCGGATTTTTCAGAATATATCCTAACTTTTTCACTGTTATTTTTTGTGAGATTTTTGTTCCATGGAGTTCTACCTCTCAATTTCATTTTATCTTCTTCTGACAATTTCCAATGTTTTCCTTTTGAATTTGATGGCTTTCCTTTTAGAGAAATTGAATTTGATATTCCAATTTTTTTCTTTCTCAGTGTATTGTCCTTATTTTTCCAAGTATTAGAAACAACCATTCTCATTGATTGGCTTTTGTTCCTTTCTACAACATCTGGTCTTTTTGTTCCTTTTTTTGTTGACATAATTTTTATTCTAGGGGAGCTCCACCGTAGCTTCTGAATGGTCTATGACATTTGGTGTCATATAAGCATATTGTAAACTTGTAACCACATATTCAATTCCATTACTTGTAATTATTCTATCTTCATGCTGTAATTGGTTATCTGATGAAAAGTACATTACTCCTTGAGGTTTCACACGCTCTCCTGTAGGTGCAAATTCTATAGGAGTTCCAGAAAAAGCTAATTTACATTTCAATGAAGGATATACAGTTGTCCATCCTGCTGTTGGTGGTCCGTAGGAAGGATTATTAAAACTATCCCGACTAGCTTGACCAGAACTGGATCCTAATCCAGGTCTTCTTTTTACTATTACAGATTCATTAAATAAAAAGTCTATCATATAATTTTGAAATCTCTCTTTATATAAGGTCCCAATAACTCATCAGCTTGTTTCTTAATACCATTTAGTTCTCCATAACTAACATTATATGTTTGAATTCCTAAACTAACAGCTCCTAATGGATTACTAGCACTTTGACCAATGTGATACGCAGCCAAAAGTGTGGTTGCATATTTAATATCAGCAGGAACAGACTCATTGCTTATATAATCAGCAGTTACATCTTGTCCTGCAGTTATAACTGCTCCTAAAGTAATGATTGCATTAGGATAATCAACAGTATAATTGGTCGTAGCCACACCTGCAATCTTAACAACAAGAGTTTGGTCAGGAGCAATTAATCTGCTTCCTAGAGGAGCTTGAAAGGTCTTTAAATCAACATTTCCAACTGGTTGAGTAAGTTCCATATCTGTGATATCAGTACCATAACCAAAAGTATAGTTAGTCCAAAGAACTCCTAGAGCCACTCTATCAAGAATAGCAGCAGGAATTGGAGATCCATAACCTTGTCCTGATGATGAAAGTAAAGGAACTATCTTGTAATAGCCATAATCAGGAAAATCTTGTAAGTATGAATTTGGTCCAGACACTATAATTGGCAAGAACCATTTAAGAACTTGTATATTTATAGAATTTATAGTTCTATAAGGTCTGTTATTTAAAACAACAGTTGTTAATTGAGGATTGAATGGTTGAGCTCTGAATCCAGTTTTTGTTTCATCTATAGTTTGAGTATCAAAATATCTTCTACATATTCTATTTACTTCAGCAGATGCTCTTAACAATATTTTATCAAGAGTTCCATTTGAATACATTGCACTTGAAGTAGTAATACCAAGTCCCAAAGCAATAGGATCGTTAATAAAATCATCTTTTGTTACATATGGATTATCAACAGCAATTTTTTTTCTTGCTCCACTGGGTGTGATATTTCCTGTTGTGATATTTCCTGATTTTATTTCATTTGACATATATGTTGATTTATTTTAGGTACTTATCTATTATTTTGTGATACTCTTTAATTCTCTTTTCCCATCCCCAATCCTTTGCAACTCTTTTAGCTGCCATTGCACCTTTTTCTTTTACTTCATCTTGGTGAGTATAACAGTGTCTTAAATATTTAACTAGTTGATTGTAATCTGGCATTGCCCATTGACCACAATCTTCTTTGTATATATTTTTTGTAAAATCTTCAGCATCAATTAACTTATAATCAAGGATATAACTATCTTTCTTATCTAAAAATTCTTCTGGACCAGACCATCCTGTACATATAGCTGGCACTCCTGTTGCCATAGCTTCAATTGGAGGATAACCAAATCCTTCTCCTTTAGTTGGAAAAACAAAACAATCTATTTTCTTAAAAAAGTTTTCAATAAGCTCTTCGTGAGTAACAGGACCAATTTGTACTTCAATTCTTTTGTCCTTTACCATGTAGTGATACTGATTATGGGATGTTTTACAAATGAGTTTTACATCTTCCTTATTAGGAAATGCTTCTAAGAATGCTTTTACAAGCATGTCTGTTCCTTTTCTAGTACTCAAGAAACCCATATGTCCAAAAGTAAATGTTTTATTACTTCTCTCAAGAGGATAAAATCTTTTCAAATCAACTCCGAGTGGAGCTACATGAATTGGAATCTTAACTCTACTATCTTCAAACATCTTTTTGTTTTGTTTACAAGGAACTATGAGAGCAGAAAAAGTATTTAATCTTGCAACCCAGCTAGGTGGAACTAAAGTTGTTTCAAACATCAATATAGAAATATTCTTTTTGAATGGAGATGTTAAAAACTTTTCACTTGGTTGTTCCCACCATACACAAGCTCCATCTTCTCTTATTTCTTCACTCAAAGCTCTTCTTGATATTGAATCATTTATTCCATTTGAATTTCCAGACAAAGATATCCTAAGATCTGGACTGTATTTAAGAAAACTATATCCAAGATTTCCCCATCCAGATATAGCATCTATATTGGTACTAAAAATTAGATATTTATCTTTATTCCAGTGTTCTGGATTGTATTCTTTACTAGCAAAATCTATAAAATCAACTGAAACTCTTTTGCTTAATTTCATAGCAATAGAAAATGGTACTTCTATTGGTTTTTTTGTTTCATAAAATACATTATCCATGAAAACAGAACTTGCTTTGGTATTTTTAATTTCTATAAGCATGGATTTTTATCTAAATATTTTATCATGGACTTTAAAGTATTTTTATTGTCTTTAACTAATCCTAAAGCAAAATTGCAAGTTATACAAAGCCAACCTCTAAATTTATTTGTTACATGGTCATGGTCAAAACATATTCTTTTATTAGAACCACAAATTTCACATATTTTAGATTTTGGTCTTCCTGCCAATCTCTCTTGTATGGTTTTTTTATCCTTTCCTCCTTTCCAGTTTGGATTATTTTCTCCTGACATCCTTCTATTGAGTGCCGTTTCTCTCATTTTTTCTTTTGTCTCTTTGGAAGCTTTATTTCCAAGTATCATATTTCTTTGATGCTCTTTCTGTGAATCTGTCATTTTAAATCCAAATTTTCTTCCTCTACTATTTTTTAATGTACTTTCTTTTTCCATATTTTTGTTTGTCCCCTTTCCTTTTGCTCAGGTATTTTCGGAAAGGAGAATACCCGAGCAAGGACAATTTATTAAATTGTTAAATCAACTATACGATGGGATCAGCCACATTTTCTAGAACAGCAACCCATGGTTCTGCCTTAAGAGCAAGAATCGTGTATTGATTGATATAGAATCTTACAGTATCTGCAAGTTTAGCTAATTCAGTTCTTCCTAGTGGTACCAAGTCTACCATTTGCACTCCTTGTTCATCATGTCTCAATAGATAAATTGATGAAGCAGCATAACCTTGTGCACCTGAAGAGCTTGCTTGATTAGCAGCATAAGGGATCGCTGGATTACAGAAGAAGTCTCCAATAACTGGAACTTGTCCAATTGCTGAAGCATAAGCTGTAACATGGTCACCTGCAGTAATCAAATTCTCTTTTGAATCTAACTGAATGAAGTATCTAGCAGAAGCAGCAACTATCTGATTGATAACATTTTGAATTCCGTATGAACAGTAGATTGCATCCAAATGGCTACCTCCTTGAAGTCTGACCAATTTAATACATTTATCTATCTGAGGAATTGTAACTCCAGAAGCTGTCAAAGCAGCACCAGCATTGTTTACAATGTTAGTTGAAATTTGAACATCAAATCCATCGTATGATAATGTATTGATTGAAGAATCTCCCTTAAAGTCTGCCCATTCTTCACATTGAATTATTCTTCTCAATGAAGCTTCTGCGATTTCTGCTTCAATATCAATATAAGAACGACCAGAAGCAATCATAGGTCCAGTAATAACAGCTGTAGTACCCATGTACTTGTAAGCAGCAGTCTTTTGAACATAAGTTGGATCTGTTGATGGTGGTACATCTCCATCAGCATAGAACAAATTCACTAAACCAAATGGACCTCCAGCAACTGTGCTCAACATAGTTCTCTGGTTCCAAAGGTGTGCGAGACCTTCTCCTTTCATTCTTGAAACTCTATCTCTAAAAGGTGTTTGTCTGTCTGACAAAACAACTATTGCAGATTCCAAGTCTTGTCTTGACAAGAGAGAGTTTGCAACTCCTCCTCCAAAGCCTGAAACATTTACTGCTTTTGAAAATTTATCAAGAGCACTATCTATCTTTCCATTAATATCTTTACTCATAAAATTAACTAATAATTAAAACTAATAATATAGAACTTAGGAGCAGTGAGCGAAAGGACTTTGACTTTTCCTAGCTTATCTCAATTTATCTCCAAAGGTTTTCAAAATATAACTACTACTCACTATCTACTGAAGAATATTTTTCTTTGTAGATATCTTTAAAACTTGCTTTCTTTCCATCTTGACTTTTCTTAATTATAGTTTCTTCTGGTACAGAAGCTGTCAAAGCAAATCTTTGTCCATCTTTCATAACCATATAAGGAACTCCAACAGAAACTGATTTCTTAAGTCCAGGAAGTGCCATCATATCTTTGATAACATCTTGAATTCCTGAATCATTCTTTAAACTTTCAACAATACTCTTTTTGAATCCTGGAACTGAAAGTCCATTAGCTTGAATTTTGTTTGACATCTTTTCAATTGCAGTTGCCATTGCCATAACAAATTCATCTAAAGTAACATCTTTGTTTATTGACTTTGTAACCTTATCAGAAGTATCTTCACCTTCCATAGCTTTGATTATTGCTTGCATTTTACCCATTGAAGATTGAATTGCATATTCACTTGTCTCTGTTTTGTCTTCTTTCTTATCTTCAGCTTTCTCTTCTGTCTCTTTCTTGTCTTCTGTTTTCTCTTTAGTCTCTTCTGCTTTTTCTGCTTCTTTGTCTTCTTCAGCTTTTTCCTTAGTTTCAGTTTCTTCAGCTTTCTCTTTTGGTTCCTCTTCTGCTTTAGAAGTTTCTTTTTCATCCATCTTATTTTTAATATCTTCAATTGCCTTTGCCATAGTCTTGAATCCTTCTGCAACTATTGACTTGAATTTTTCATCTTTTGTCTCTTCAGCTTTCTCTTTTGTTTCTTTAGTATCTTCAGATTTTTCCTTAGTCTCTTTTTCTTCTTCTGATTTTTCTTTTGTTTCTTTAGCATCCTCTGCTTTCTTGGTATCTTCTTTAGTTTCTTCTGCTTTTTCTTTAGTTTCAGTTTCTTCTGCTTTGACAGTTTCTTTAGTTTCCTTTGTCTCAGCCTTGTCCTTTGTTTCCATTGTTTCTTCTGCTTTTTCAGCAGTATCCTTTTTCTCTTCCTTTGTTATTTTGCTCATACTTTTAATTAAATTATTAATAATTGCTGGCTCGTTGACCTCTTGCCATGCATTTTCATCAATTGATTTTGCAAATGCTTGCATATAATCCAATTGTTGATTTTCAAAAACAAACTGCTTATAAAATGTACCTTTATCAAGTATCATATCTCTAGCAGTTATCTCACTCTTCTGACTCTTGCTAAATAACCACGCATCATAGTTTGCAGGTCTTTGAGTTATTGATACCTCATCAAGTAACACATTATAAAAAGTCTTAATTGCTCTACCTGTTTTCTCTGAGAACTCTTTTACTGCTTTCTTAACTCTACCACCAACTGACAATCCCATTTTTGCTCCACCTTTAAGTGCACTATACAATATTGAACCGGCTGGATGATTTTTATCAACACGAGCCTTAATCCACATCTGGTCTCTTTCATCTAACCAAGATTTAAATACAGAACCAATAATAGCACTATCCTCTTTTGAATGCTCCAATCTCAATGGTACAGATTTTTCATTTATTATAGCAACCATATCAGACATTGCTTCAACAGACATCTTTTCATTGTCATGGTCAATATTTGCAGTACTTGCAATTCCTGTTATTATCATTTCTCCATCTTCCATTAAAGGAACAGCTTTCTCTATAAAGAATTTAAATCCAAAGTCTCCTTCTGCTATTGTAAATAAGTTTTTATTTTCCATTTGTTTGTTTCCAATTCTCTTTAAATGCTTTAGTAGTTGGTTGTCCTCTCATCTTCAATTGAGCTTTTTGTCTTTTCTCTTGTACTGCTTTAATTTGATTAATAACTCCATTTACTTCATCTGCTGTTTTCATTTCTTCAGCCTTGTCTCCAAGATCTTCAAGTTTGTCTTGTGTGTTAGTGATAACATCTCCTGCTTTATTTACTTTTGATTCAAGTTTATCAATTTCTTCTTCAAGCTCTTTAATAGTATCATCATTTTCTGCATTTACTCTTTGATTTTTTAAATTTGAAAGAGATTGCTTTAATTGTTTCAATTTTGTTTTATCTTCTTGAGTCTTTTTAGTCTCTAAATCTTGCTCTGATAGTTTTGAATTAGGTATACCACCAGCTCCTTCAACACCCATCTTCTCTGCATCTATTTCTTCAAGAGTTTCTGCATGCTCTTCTTCTTGCTCTGCCATTTCATGAAATTTATCACCAATAGAGTTATACTTATCAGCACCTTCGTGCTCTTCTTGTATCATACCTCTTATATCTTTATATACTTGTGTGAATTTAGACATATTTATTACTGTTACTTTAATTTTACTGTTATTTTAAATATTTTTCCCTTTTCATTTATTTTCTCAAAACTACCTCAGTTAAATTCTTCATTGTCTCAGTATTTTGAGTAAATGAATTTTTATCCAATTTATTTTTTAAATATTTTAAATAATTCAAAAATTATTCCTATCAAAATTGAAATAAAAACTAATACTCCCATAAGCCATTTTCCTAAAGTTGAAGCTGTCGTAAATACATCAAGTATCGGTTTTGTCGCTTTTCTTGTTTCTTCGTCATTACGAATTAAAATATCAATTTTTCTATTCAAAGAAGCAAAATCATGTTTGTTATCTTCAATATGTTTCTGCAATTCGCTATCTTGTTTTTTATCTATTAAATTTTCCATTTTAATAATATTCTATTACTTCTATAAATCCTGAACCTCCATTTCCTCCTGCACCTGTTGTGCCACTTGTATTACCATTTCCTCCCGTGCCAACTGTATAAGAATAAGATGTTGCTGGAGAAGTAATATAAGCATCAATGTAACCGCCAGATCCTCCACCACTTCCAGCATTATTACCACCGCTTGTATTTAAACCACCAGCACCACCTCCTCCTGAACCAGAATTTGGAGTGGCAGAAGTTCCAATTCCATAAGTAGCCGCATTTGAACCTCCTGCACCAGCACCACCAAATGGAGTTGAACCACCCATACCTCCTGTTTCTCCAGCAGTAGTATTTGCAGTATAACTTCCTCCTTGTCCAGCTCCACCTCCAAGTGCAACACCTATTGCACCTGCTCCAATAGTTGCAGAACTAGTCGCACTGGCTCTATTTGAAACTGCTGCCCAACCTGCACCTGCTGTTAAAAAACTTGTGCCAAAAGTTGAAGTTGCTCCACTTGTTCCAACACCATTCGCACTTCCACCTCCTGCTCCACCTCCAACCATTTTTACTTCAATATATGCAACTCCAGCAGGAGTTGTATATGTTCCTGAGCCAGATGTGAAAATTTGAATAGTCATTCTCTGTTTTGTCCAAATGGTAGATGTCCCTGTTGATGTAAGTATTTGTCTTGTTGTGCCTGTAGCATTTGTAGAATCATAAAGTCCACCAGTAAGGTGTTCATTTCCCTGAACTGTTTCTCCATAATCAGTTAATGTTCCATTGACTGTAAGCTGTTGAGAAGATGTAGCAGTATTGAATTGACCGTAGATAAGAGATTTTGTTTTGTCACCTACATAACTTCCTGTATCGTAATCATTTATAAAGAGTTCGTTATTTGTAGAAGTTGCATATTGACCTGCATCATATCCCAAAGCTACTGATGAATTACCACTTAAGTTAAATAAAGCATTCATACCATTTGCAGTGTTGTAAGAACCTGTGGTGTTGGATAAGAGAGCTTGATAACCATTTGCAGTGTTGTAAGAACCTGCGGTGTTGGAGTAGAGAGCATAATAACCATTTGCAGTGTTGTAAGAACCTGCGGTGTTGGAGACGAGAGCATAATAACCATTTGCAGTGTTGTAAGAACCTGCGGTGTTGGAGTAGAGAGCAAAATCGCCATTTGCGGTGTTGTAACCACCTGTGGTGTTGAAGACGAGAGCATAATAACCATTTGCAGTGTTGTTGGAACCTGTCATCGTCAGATTTCCTGCTCTGCCAAAGAAATAATTATTGAGTGTTGTGCTTGCTTCTGCTATTACATAACCGTTGTATTGATAACTTCCACCTGTATTAACTCCAAGAGTATTGACATTTGAAAGAGATTGATTGTTGAGATTCACGTTTGTAGTTGCACCTGTATAAGGAACATACAAAGTTGAAGAAGCAGACGGAATGAATGGCAATGAAGTGCTGGCAGAAACTAAAAGATACAAAGACGAGCTGGCCGATGGAATATAAGCAAGAGATGTTGAAGCAGATAATGTCAAAAATGTATTATTGACATAAGTCGTGCTTGCATAGGTGGAAGAAGCATAACTGTAAGTCATATAGCTCAAAAGTGTTCCCGAAGTTGCAAATAATGAAGACGATGCTATTGGAATATAAGCCAAACTCGTGCTTGCAGAATTGAGAAGATAAAGAGAACTTGAAGCATAAGGAATGAAAGCGGTGGAAGTTGCTGTGATGTAGTTTGACGGATTGCTATTTAAATAATAAAGAGATGAACTAGCGAACGGAATAAATGCAGTTGAAGTGGCAGTGATGTAGCCGGCTGGGTTTGAATTCAAATAATACAAAGATGAAGAAGCAATAGGAATGTATGCCAAAGATGTTGAAGCAGAATTCAAAAGATATAGAGATGAGGATGCTATCGGAACATATGCAAGTGAAGTAGATGCACTATTTAAAAGAAATAATGATGAACTGGCTAAAGGCAAGTAAGTTGAAGTCGCATAAGCAAAAGTCATATAATTTGACAAGTTTACAGAACTTGATGTCGCAATAACATTTCCATTTGCATCAGTTCCTAAAATTGAATTCTTAATATTTGGAAGTATTAAAGCTAAAGTTGTCGTGGTTGCTATCGTAGTGGAAGCATTCAAATACAATATTTGGTCAGCTAAACTGACATCCATTACTCCATAAATAATTGAATGTGTCTTATCATTTTGATAACTTCCTGTTTGATTATTATTTATGAATAATTCATTTGATGTGTTTGTCGCATAATATCCAGCATAAGAACCTAAAGCTATATTGTATGCTCCCGTACTATGATATAAAGAACTATCACCAACCGATGTATTATAATATCCATTTCCAGATTCCAAAGAATTTGAACCAACAGTAGTATTGTGTGAACCAGTTATAACCAAATTTTCAGCATTATATCCGACAGAGGTATTGTTACTTCCAGTTTGTATTGCGTCTAGATTTGAATATCCGATTGCTGTATTTTGGCTTGCACTACGACTATCATTCATATTATACGCACCAATAGAGACATTTTGCGAACCAGTAGTGTTATCGTTAAGAGTTTCCATACCGTAAGCTGTATTTTCTGAACCTGTCGTATTGTTGTTCAAAGAATACAAACCTATTCCAAAATTCATTTGTCCTGTCATTGTTTTGTTTCCAGCTCCGTTTGAAAAATAGTTTTGGTTGGAAGTATCAAAAATTCCAATATAATAACCATTTAAAATATATGGGATATATTCACTAGTTGCAGTTGCAATAGTTAAATAAGTAGAACTTGCATAGTCATAAGTTGGATAGTTCAATAAACTTGAAGTTGTTGAACTTATATATCCTGCTGGATTTGAAGCGAGATAGTAAAGTGAAGAAGATGCTAGAGGAATATATGAAAGTGAAGTTGAAGCTGAAAGTGGAATGAATGTTGCACTCACCCAAGTTGTCGAAGCGTAAGTTGATGAAGCGTAACTAAATGTCATGTAACTGGAAGTTGCATTTGCAATTGAAAGATATGTTGATGATGCATCTATTAAAGACAAGTAAGTATTAGCAGCAGTTGTTGTACTTAGTTTGGATAATAATTGGTTCCATAAATCTGTTTGATTAGATAATGTTCCTGTTATATTTCCCCACATCAAAGTTCCAGAACTACAAGCTGTACTTGAAGCTATATAAAGTCCATTACTGCCAGACATCAAACAATATCCACTTCCTGGAGCAATAGGAACTGTTGTTTGTGGATTGCTAGCAATTCCAAAGTTTGGAAGGAATAAGAGTGTTGCCAATATTAATGATGTAATTATTTTTTTCATATATTAAGCTGTTACATAAATCATGGCTGTTAAAGTACTTTGTGGTGCTGGTGTTGTGGTTGCAGTGAATGTCAATCCATTCCAAGTCCATCTATCATTTTCTTCGTAGGCACCATTATCTATAATTAAATAAGTTGGTTTTTTATTATCTTGAAAAGTAAAATCTTGATTAGTTCCATCAACCACTCCAGAAGTAATTGACAATGGTTGAAAGCCACTACCAACTCCACCCTTTGATTTAATTTGTATTCTATTGCTACCCATAATTTTAAGATCCTTTCCACCAAGAATAAACTATCACATCTCCTTGTGTTCCGACCACAACAACATTCTTGACATCTGCAATTACATCTAAGTTATATATTTCATCTGCATGTATGGGTATTCCAATTACAGGACTAAGTGATACTGAATTGCCTCCAACAATTATATCTCCTGTATTATTTACATCTGCTCTCAAATCTAATCTGACACAAGGAATAGATCCACTCAAGTTCTGAGGAACTCCAGTTTCTTGTATAATGCATCTTCCACAATTATTACCACCGTTATTGTACATTGTTTTAATTTTTTACAAAAACACAATATTTAATTCCTCTTTCATCTTTTAAGGTAACTATTCCTCCATATGATTCAGGTTTATTTTTTGAAAAATTCTTTAAAGACTTTAAGGCTTGATTATAATCATATGTATAAAATAATTCAGATAAATTATATTTAACTATGTTTGATTCACTCCAATTTTTAAATATGTTTTTTATATTAATTCTAGCCTTATCGTCTTTAATAAGTTCTCCAAACATAACAGGACTATCTTTAAATTCATTTTCAGAATCTATTATAGAATCAGGTTGTTTTATATTAGAAGATTTATTTATATTTTTATTCTCAATGAGTGAATTAAATAATTTTAAAATCTCAGGAGCACCTTCAAAATATTTTTGAATTGACGAACTTGAATCTTTCCATCTATTTATATCTCCCTTAAATTGATAATCAAATCCAAATATTCTTTTATTTGGAGTTACTATGTATTGGTTTACTCTTCTATCTCCAAGAATTAATTCCTTTTCAATTAACCATAAATTTGCCAAATCTTTTATGGCTTGATGATAACTATCAGGATCTCTATTCATATCTTTTAATACTAATTGACTATCTAAATTATAACCATATATATAATCACTAACTAAATAATAGTCAAACTTTCTTGAACCTAGACCTCTAGCTTTCCACTTCTCTGAATCATACTCTGATGTCATGGTAATATATCTTTCAAATTCACATTTAACAGATTCTGATGGTAATAAGTTTATGCAATCATTATAATTTACCTTTCTTATAGTGGGAACATTGAGTCCCAACTCACTTAATTTGTTTGATAATTCTATTTCAAGATTTTGACTCATCATATTTACTGCAACAGGAGGTTTTATTACAATTCCGTTTTGAGATATTATATTGAAACAGATAAATGGTTGTGAGTATCCTCTATCATCCATCCATGTCTTATAACCATCCATAGTCATTATAGACTTTTTAATTTCTTGGTCTTTATAGTTTTCTTCATTACCAACAGTTCCTTCTTCTTTAGTTTCTCCTTTTGATTGAGCTTCTGGTGACATAGGAATATATTTATCTCCTGATAATAGCATTGGCTCATTTGCCCATTCACCATATGGAGTTAATCCCATTTTTTGTCTTGATTCATTAATTGTCATTACTCCATTTCTTAGAGCTAAGTCTGTAATTCTTCCAATTGTTTCTGGATCTGTTCTGTCATCAACCATCCAATCAAATTCTAAATCTTTAAATCCAAAGTCTTTCCAGATAATTTCTTGATTCAACACTTCTTTAATTAAGTGCAATATTGAGCCATATCCTTTCTCTTCTGAAAGTGCTACTTGAGTTTCTGATGTTGCTCTATTTAAATCATCTATAAGTCCAACATCTTGTCCAGACAAACCATAAGATGCAGAAGCTAGTCTTGCTAAGAATTCATAGAATTCCATAAACTGCATATCTGAATTGTTCTGGTCTTTAATCTTTATTACTTCCATTTCTCCTCCAGCTGAAACTGCAGGTCTATGAAAGCTTCCATTCATTTCTGAATATATATATTCTCTAGCAGCTTCCAAGTCTGCTTGAGTCATTTGTCCTTTGAAATTTATAAGAGTTGGAGGAAAAGATCCTTCTTCAAAATAAGTACTATTGTAGTTATCTACATTAAGCAAGTTTGATATAACAGAAAGGATTCCTTCAATTGGAGACAAACCATATCCAAAGTTTTCCATAGATCCTTGTGGATGCATATGAAAATGTATAAAATCTTTCTTTGGCCAAGCAGCAACTATTTCTCCAGACTCTGGTCCACCATAAGATGAGTTGTCCATAACTTGAACATAAGACACTGGTAGTTCTACTTGTCCTTTTACTCCTGGTATGCTTATAATAGGATCTTGATTTCCTTGCTGGTCAAATACAGGTCTGATAGTTGCAGAGTCTATAAAGTGCAGTTCTGCTAGTTCTCCATTTGGATATCTAGTCTTTTCAAGAGACACAGAGTCAAGTACCAATAAGTCTTCAAGCATTTTATCAAGAAGAGTTCTAAATGTTTCATCATTATGATTAGGATGTTTAAACAATTCTTCAAGCTTAGCTAATTGTTCTTTGTCTGGTTCTTTCAAAGGATCTATGCTCTTAATCTGCCATTTTGTTTTTGATATTTTTTCTTTGAGTACAGTAATACATATTCTAATTATAGGAACAGACACAGCAATTCTTCTAAGAGTATCAAAAGAAACACTTCCAGGCTTGGACATTCCTTTATTTATCATCTTAGCATTTCTCTGCTTTCTATTATCAAAAGACAAAGATCTTACTGAAGTAGTTTTGCTACTATGTTTGATGAATGGAAACATTGGTGCAATACCTGATGGTTTAACTTCTTTTTTGATAGATGCTTTTTTTGCCATTATTTTAATTAGTTATCTGTTACTTTAAGTTTACTATAATTTTTATTATTTTTCCCTTTTCAATACTTTCCTAAGATTACCATACTCTGTGTAATATCTTCTTTTGCTGATTTGTAGTATTTCTATTATCTCACAACTCATATATCCCATACCTTTAAATGCTATAATGGTAGACTGCAATTTACTCAAACCAAAGAAAGAGTTCTCAACATCCATAGATAGATGAGCTTCTTCATCATTGAGCATTCTGTTCAATTCAAGTCTATCAGAATTCTCATTGTATTCAAGACCAGATGTAGTTTCTTCTATGTCTGATAAATCTATAGAATTACTTATTGGTACTCTTATCAATATTGTTTTGTAGTTTTTCATTTTCATTGTTTCTGTGCCATAAACCAATCATTGATACAGTCCACTCATTTAGGAACCAATCAATATAACTGCTAGTAGTATCATTTCTCTTCAATACAATGGCAACTGCAAAACTATCTGCAAAGAACTTTTGTAAAGCATAAGCTGTCTCTTTGTTTCTTGTTGGTGCAAATACTTCTGATAGTATTGGTACATTCTTAACTTTCTTAATTAACTTTGACATTTTCTTCTCATCCTTTTTAAATTTGCTTTCTTCTTCCTTAAGTCTCTTTAAAATATAAATAAAGAACTTATCAATCTTTTCAATTTCTCTATTATTGTTTTTATTAAGAGACATCCATGCTTTTGTAATTCTATATAGCATAAGTTGACCTGCTGCTATAGTCCACTCATGAGGAAGATAAGATGGAATTCCTGGAAGCATTGGAGCATTAGGATCTTTTTCAATAGCATTTATGATACTATCTCTAGCAATAACACCTTTCTTCTTAAGCATCTCATCTGCTATTATTTTTGCTTCTCTCAACTGTTCAATTGGTAGTCTTTTTTTAATCATACTCTTCTTTTTTCTTTAGCTCCCTTTAATTCAAATTCTGGATCGTCAGGACCAATAAACAATCCATTAAAAGCTCCAGGCACCAAATTCTTTTTCTTTCTAACTTCTGTAACTTTTGGATTTGCCTTTCCAACTACATCATCCCAACTATTCGGATCTACTGGTTTTGTTTTATTTATCTTTACTTGAGGAATTACAATTGTTTGCTCTTCTGTATCTTCTTTGGCAACTTCTTTTGAAACAAAATCAACAGGAACAACTTTAAAATTTATTCCTTTCTTTTTAGTAATATTAATTCTAACAGTCTCTGATTCACTCTCTGGAATGAATTCTCCTGTTATCTCACACTTAACATATCTATTTGAATTTTTAGCCATTTATATCTTTATATTATTTTTAATAAGTTTTTGTATTATCTTTATCTTTTCACCTTCTGGATAAGTCTTTGACATGGGAGGAAATGTTAGCAGTGTATTCAAGGCAACTATCTCTGATGAAGCATTAACAACACCATTTAATTTCTTTGACAGCCACTGAAAGAATTGCATCGCAGTCATATCCTTTATCTTTATTCCTCCAAACTCTGAATTTAATATTTCTAGTTCTGTCATATTATTTGATTTCTTTTTGTAAATAGAAAGTTGTTCTACCAGAGTATTGATTATATACAACACCCACAACTGAATATCCCATCTTTCCTAACTCATTAAGAGTTTGTCTTTCTTTACCTACTTCTGGAGTTGCTACTTCGTATTCGTACTTCATATTATTTATCATTCTTAGTTATTGCTTTGTTTAACCAAAATGCTGCTTCTTCTAATTTTGTTAAACACAAAGCTCTACCTCTTGAATCTTTTACATCGTTTTTGATTATGCCAGATAGATTTTCAAAAATGTCTCTAAAGTCTTGCATAACCTCTAATTGTTTATCTGTTGGTTTTATATGTTGAAAACTCATATTTTTATTTATTATCCTCCAAAGCTTCCTTTGTGGCTTCACGATCCTTTTTAATAATATCTTCTAAATCATTATCAAGCACACTGTAAGTTCTTCCTGCATTATCAACATAGATGCCATAACCTTTCTCAGCCATGCGTGCTTCTTTTATTCTATTCATTCTATTGGTAATAATATTTGCTCCTTCTTTCATCATAACAGACAAATGGGTGAAAGCATCCACCAAAGTTGTTTTGTCATGCATATCACTTGCAATCTTTCCTGACATATCATTTAACAAAGTAACCATCATATCCATAAATAATTCTAAATCAAATCTTGTTTGAGATTTGAATACCTTAGTTTCTTTTGAATGAGCACCCTTGTATATCATTAATTCAGCTAAAAATGAGCTGGATTCCTTTCCTCTTTCAAACAAGTATTGTGCAACAATCTGGTCTTTTCTTTCTCTTGGCATATTTGCATCAAGCATTAATTCTCCAAGAGCTCTGTCTGTTGTTCCTTCTCTAACAAGCATTATTTCTTTGCTGGCTCCTGAATTAGTTTTGATAGTAATCTTTTCATTTGGCATGGTTCCAAGTTTCTTGTTCTTCAAATACTGTGCATCATCTTTGGCAACCATAGGCTTCTTTGTATCTCCAGTCTTTGGCAAATCAACTTTACCTCCAAGGATAGTGTCAATAGCTTTTTTAGTTGCTGGTGACAAGGGATTGTCTTTTGCTAGTATTTCTTTTTTCATTATTTTATTCCTGGATTAAATCCCCACTTGCTAGTAAAAACTTCTTTATCACTTTGATAATCCATCTTACTTTCAATCTCTTTCATATCAATATCAAAAACATATATAGGAATTCTTTGTGAGACAATAACCTCATAACCTTTTCTGTATATAGTCTGCCATAAATCTTTTTCAGTATACTTCTTTGTTCTTATAGAAGTATCAATCTTAGCCATCTCAGCACACACTCTATTGATACCAACAAAGTCCATATTTATATCTTTTGTTTCTTGTGGTATTGCAAATATCTTTTCATCAAACATTTCTGGCTTTATTTCATTTCTTATATTGTATCCAGAAACTACCATGACATCACTTCTGTTAAGTCTATTTGCCATTTCATCTATTGAATGTTCTTGAAGCATTACCCATGGATTGACAACCATTATAAATCTAGCATCTATAGTTTCAATAGCAGCATCCATTCCTTCTTCAATATATTCTGAATAACAAGATCCTTTCTCAACTGACACTCCCATAACATTACCTGCAAAAGAATTTACTCCAATATAGTTTAATATTTTTTTTGGTAATCTCTTCTCATCTGCTACAAATATAATTGACAACTCATGAGCCTGAGAATAGATTCTATTAACAACTGTCTTAAGAACATCTAAGTCTAATTGATTGTCTTTTATGTCAGACCAATATCCTATCAATGGAACTATAACAGCAATCTTGCTCTTTGAGACTGTAGATATAAAGTTATCAAGACTTCTCTTAACCATTTCTGGTTGTCCATTATCAATCTGCTTTTCAGCTATACCAAATTCTTCTTTGGTTGGTTGCTTAAGTATTTTTATTTTTTCTTCTTTGGTGGAGTCTTTATTATTTTTAATTGTTTGCTTGGCATCTTTTTTATTTAGTTTTAACTTCTTTTCCTTTTTCATCTTTGATTGTTTTATAAATTTTCTTTGCTAGTAAAACTAATGTTCTTATCAATCCTCTTCCTTGCTCCATCAAAGCACCTTTCATTCCTAAATCAACACTAGCAATCCATTTCTTATCTTCTTTCTTTAAATTGATTATTATATTTTCCATTTTATTATTATTTAACTTCTATCCAATCTTGTGCTAATAAATCTGTCTGTGAAGCTAACCAAGGAACTAAATCTCCACTCACTGTTGATATAAAAATATAAGGCAGTGTCATCTTGCTATTTGTATCAGGCATCTGCAATTGAATAAATTGACCCTTTCCATTCCAATTCTTTCTGCATATCCTTTTACCATCCTTAAGTATATTCAATCCTAGTCCAAAATCAAACATTTGTTCTTCCATAATAATTGTTTTGTTAAAGGGAATAATAAATTTCTCTTGTCCTATATCACCTCCCCATTTGTCAATATAGTATTTCTTATTTGCAAGGAACATAACATCTGATACAATCTTCCTTGCTTCTGCTCCCAAGTGTGTTCTGCTACCATAATGATAAAACAAAGCTCTTGGTGAATGTATTCTTCTGTATCCTGATATTTTAATTCTGTAAACTGAATCTGCATCTTCAAAGTATGCTGGTTTAAAGTTCTCATCAAACATTCCTATCTTCTTATAATACTCTCTACCGACCATAAAGAGAGCATAATCGGTACATTCAGATTCTACTACACTCGTGTTAGTATCTACATAATCTATAATTTCTCTTGGCTTGTCCAGAATAAGTTTGTGTAAGCCAGAAATAAGTAAAATCTTTTCTTGATTGTATTTTGATACTTCAAATCTATCTACAAGTGCATCTATGCATTTGTTATTAAGAATAGTATCATTGTTGAGTATTAAACAAAAATCATAACCATTATCAAAAGCATATTTCATTCCATAGTTCCAACTCTTTGCTACACACCATCTTTCCTCATTCCTTTGATATATGAATTTGTTTCTTTTTGGATCTTTAATCATTTCAACCATCTCTGAAGCATGTAGCATCTCTTTGCATTTCTCTTGAGTATTATCAGTTGAAGCATTGTCAATAATCATTACATCAACAATGTTCTTTTCACTAGCAATTGAAAGAATGCACTGTTCTGTGAATTGGTTCCATAAGTTTATTACTGGTATGACTGCTAATATTTTCATATGTTTGGAGCAAATTCTTTGCCATATACTCTAATACGATTTTCAACAAAACATTTCCTTGCTTCTTCTACAGTTTCAAAAGAACCAAGATACTTAGAATATTTATTAACTTTCACTCTTGCTTGGTATGGTCTTGATGAACAATTTCTAGCATTAAAACTAACTCCCATTGGCAATGATGGATCTTTTTTCTTATGAGGTTTATGACAATTTAAATTATTCTGTGTTTGAGTAACAAATCTTAAATTAGTTTTTCTATTGTCAAGTCCATTTCCATTGATATGGTCTAATTGCTGTTTGTATTTTGCTTTCATAATAACTCTGTGCATAAGATTTCCATTACCAACTGCATATAGATTTCCAATATAACCTCTTGAATCGTGATTATTCATAATCCTCCATGATTGGTCTTCTATTAGTTTTATATCTTCTCTGTCTATGATAGCAAATTCTTCTGAATTTGACAATTCAATGTATGCAACATCTCCATCAATTCTTGATATTTTTGCTCCTTTATAATTGTTGTTATTTTTTCCTGATTGCATTTTATTTGTTCCATCTTCCTGGTTGGAAGTAATTAAACTTAATAAATAATTCTGGTCTATAAACAATACTGTAAGTGGATGCTTTGATGTATTCAGCCATTAATCCATCTGCAACATAAGAATTTGCATATTGCAATGTTTTAAATATTTTACCTTTCATTACAATTTGTTCTGGTCCTATTCCTCCAACTTTCATATTCTCTGGTGATGCTATCAAAGTAGACGATCCATGTGGTGCTGCTTCTCTACCATCATACAAATATCTTTCCTTTGGAGTCTGGTTTCCTCTCTTCATTGATACAACTACAATGTCATTGTCCATCTTCTTAATCTCTTCAATTATATTTTCTTCAATAGCATCATCATCATTGAGTATCATGTAGTAGTCCTCATTATTTATTTCTTGACTGTTTATAAAATGGTTTATCTTTGCATAACACTTGTCCCATTCTTTTGGTATATCTGAAATATAGATAGGTTTTATCCAGCTATTTTTGTCTTCAGCAGACTTCTTAAATGTTTCATCTCCTTCATTACAAACAGGATGCCATATCACACTCATTGGCCAAAGCATATTGATAAGAGTATCTTTTAGATGACTCCTGCTAAATGCTGTTATAATGTGTATTGTTTTATTTGATTGCATAAAAGTATATATCAAGTCCATTATCTTCTAAATATAAATCTTTGAATGGCTTTTTACTATTGATTGTATCTATGAATTCTCCAAACTTTCCTTTGCACATATTGTTATAGTAATCAGGACTTGTTCCCCATAAATTTTCATCTCCTGTAGTTCTTGCTGTTCCGTGTTCTTCTCTCATTGGTCCTGCTGCTGAAATTGCCATGAGTCCTCCATCTTTAAGCATGGCATACATATTCATTAAAGATTGAAACCAGAACTCATCATGTTCAAGCATCTCTCCAGATACAACAGTATCAACTAAATCTAAATGATGTTCTAATCTATTTAGTTTATCAGCTGGACTTATTATATCTACATTCTTTCCTGGATGAATGTCTACTCCAATATAGTTGCTCAATTCAAATAAATCTTTTAATGAACCATTCACATCAAGTGAGCCAAAGTCTATTGCAGTTACATTCTTAAAATTTTTAGGAAATTTATCTTTTACACTATTAAAGAAATTTCTTTGTGCTGGATGTGACATTGTTTTATTTTCTTATTACTATTAAAGTATTATCACTATCTGGTCATGATGAATGGAAGATTTATCAGTTCCATATTTCAAGGCTAGCATATTCAATGTGTCTTTTTAAATAATCATATTTTTAATGTCTACGCATCATTCTATTAAATGTTTGTCTTTCTTCCTTCTGTGCAAGAATAGTTGCCACATCAGCTTTCTTCTCTTCTTCTCTTCTGAATACAGGATCTTCAAGTTCCTTTACACTCTCCACTGGCTTCTTGCCAATGAATGCTCCAGGAACAATAACACGACCACCCTGTAAATCTCTCATTTCACTAAAAGCAAACCAGAATGACATAAGAATATCACCAGTGTGTCCATCAGGATAAGCTCTCATTTCATTTATCAATCTACTTATAATCTTTATCGTTCTAGGATCTGATTGGTCAAATGGCAATACTAACTTTCCTTGTTCTGCTATAATAGCCAAGCTGTTTACTCCAATTGAGCTGTCATTCTTTTCTCCTCCTGTATGATATGCTGTAATTGGCATTCCTGATTTTTCTTCTTTTAAGTCTCTTATCAGTGCCATCTGATAACCAACTGATTCAACTCTTATTCCTTTTGGCTGGTGCAATTCATAACTCAACTTGATATTGTCTCTTGTCTCCTTTGGAGATAACTTGCCTACATTTATTTGTCTTGGTACATAGTCTCCTGGATTAATACCCTCAATGTTTGAATACTTTACTTTAGCAAGAGTGAATATTGATGTGTCATCATTTCTGCTTTCTTCTCCAATTGCCAAGTCAACACCATCAGTAGTAATATCCCAAACAATTCCATCTGGTGTGGTATCTTGCAGTTTCATGCTCTTACCCTTTATCATAGCTTTCTCTAACCATTCATCTTTGAATTGTTGATTTGGTCTGTTAGTAGGATCGCACTGATACATCCTAGCAAATGAATATGAGTCAGATAATCTAATCAAGTAAAGTTCCTTGTATGTAAATCTTTCTGGCCAAAGCACTTCAACTCCATCATCCATAGCTTCCTTGTTGAGTTGATAATATGCTTCTGCTTTATTCTTTCTAGCTTCAATCTCAATTGTTTCATCTAGAACAATGCCTTTCCATTCTTCCCATAGTTCTGGATGATTGCTCTCGTGTATGATTGCTGGCTGTTTATCTTTGTAATCAAATTGAGGATCTTTTAACAAGTGTGACATCAAATCATCTTGGTGCCATGTGTTACCTAAACATATAATTCTTCCACCAGGAACTAATACAGGCAATACAGTTGTCCTTATCCAATCAATTATTTTTAATCTTTGTTCCTCTGTCTGTGAGTTCTCTTGGTTGACTATATCATCAAGTATAATTTCATCAGCTCTCTTTGAAAGTATAGAACCAAATACTCCAATGGCACAAATAGTAGGATCTCTTAATTTATAATCATCTCTAGCTATTGTTATCTGATTACCAGACCACATTTGTTTTGCTTTGATATTACCTTTCAATTGAGGTATTACACCTTGTCTCTTAGGATCTATAAAGTTTGCATATATTTGATACTTCTCATTCTTCTCTATGTTTGCCATTATAGTTCCTAATGATTGTTGAGAGATGGCAGCTGTGCTGGATATTAAAAGTATTCTTATGTTATGATTTCCTGCAATCTTCCACAAAGGATAACCAACAGACAAGTGAGTGGTCTTACCATGTCCTCTTGCATATGCTATTGCTATCTTTAAATATAGCTTTACATTTGAAATGATATCATCTAGCTTATCATGAAATGGTGCATTGTTGAAGTCCATAATCTCCTCCATGAAGACTTTGAACATATCACGACACAAGTTGTAAACATCTTCAAATTTGTACATCTGGTTTCATTTGCTTTAATAAGGTGAGTGTCTTTGATTTTATAGTTGTCTCTGATACTTCTGTCTTAACAGTTCTCTCTGTTTGTTGAAACATAGTTCCTCCCATTGGCAATTGTTCTGGTTCTCCAAATTCAGCTTTGTTCTTTTTAGTCAACCACCATTTAGCATCCTCCACATTTCCTCTTAATAAGGAGTCCACTAAGATTGTTTTTGCAATCATATTTGGATTATTTCTTATAAGCTCAATTTGCTTTGCGAAATCTTCATTCTCTTCTTTGTATCTTCCAAGTGTCCATACACTAATTCCTGAATAAATACAAGCTTCTTCATTGTTATAGTCATTTGCAAATGCCCATAATAATTTAGCCACAACAGCTTCTGTCATTTTTGTAGGTCTTCCTGCTTCAGTTTTCAATTGATATATAATTGGATTTTTATATACAATATTATTTTTAATTTTTATTTTGTTATCAATGTCCTTTCCTTTTTTAAGTTTTCTCTTTATTGCATCAGCAACCATGATACCATCTATTCTTTTCTCTGTATTCGGTTCATTGTTGACTTCTTTCATAATTCATTGTATTGTTTATTTTGTTGTAGCAGGTGTCAGAATTGAACTGACTTTATAAAGATTATGAGTCTTACGAAATACCATACCTCCCACCTGCAATATTTATATTTTATCAGCACCATCCAAATGTTGCATTTTGGATAGACGCTGTTATGAACCAACACAACAATTAATTACCAGAATTGTTGCTGATAACGTACAAATTTGTAGCTTACTGACTCCTTCTAATTCGGGGCTAATCAAATTAGGAAGAGTGTTTGGATTTAACCTTAACTCAAAGAGTAGATTCTACAATGCTTTTAAGGCATCATATAGACCTAAATGGATTGTGCACATTTTGTCTCTCAAAGAGTCAGTAAACTGCAATATTTCAAATAACTATGCTAATTATCCCTCTATATTGTAATAAAGTCAAGTTTTATTGTCAAGTTATCAACTAAGTTATCAACTGTTTGTATAATAGGTATTTGTCTTTCTTAGTTGTTCTTGGAGCAGAAAGATTTAAAAGCCGTAAAAACAGCATTTTTATTTTGAAATGTTTGTCAGATTTATCTCTGCATTTCTCAATCTCCACTATCAAGAGTTAGACATTTGTCATTCTTGTGAATGTTATAGGCTGGTGATGTTCCTATAAGTGATTCTTTAGTTGTTCCCGTCGCATCAGACCTAAAGAGCTTGTAATTAAGTTTGGCATCCATTGGGAGCTACAAGTTAGCCCACTATCCCAACAGCAATATTAACAAAAAGAAAGTAAAACTATTTTTAATTTTATTTTCTTTTTGTACAATCTTGTGATGATAATTATCTTCCAAAATAAATAAAAAGCAACATGAAATAAAGTTGATAAACAGTTGATAATGCGTTGATTACTTTTTATCCTTATTTACCAACCTTTTTTCTCTATTTTTTAAGTATTGTATCTTACTTTTTCTTCTAGTTTCTTTTATGTCTAAATGATTTTTTTCATTTGCTTTCTTTCTATTCATCTCCATTCTACACACAATACAAAGAGTTGGATATTTAATTTGAACAGATCTTTCAACCTGTCCTCCACAACCATAACAATTGTAATAAAATATCGGTCTACTCATAATCTTTTAATTCAAATTTAATAAATTCTTGCTCCTTTTCTACTATGACCTTTTCTACTACAATTTTGTATATCATCTTATCATTAAAGCCATAACACTTTTGTAGTATGTCAATAAAAGGCTTCAAGCAGTTGTCCAAATCAGATGCTTTACTTGAAAAACCCCATGTTATATTGAGCAATATCTTGCCTTTAGGAATATACAGTTTCTTTGGCAATAAGTAGAACATCAACTGCTCATAGTCTTTGTAGTCAGATGTCTTGAATCTTTTGCCCTTCCAGGCTGTGTTCACGCTCAAAGGTTTTGCTTTTATAGTGTTCATTTTAGTATTGATTTTAGAGTTGTTTTAAACCTCAAATAACACCTGTTTTTACCTATCTGGATGTAATGAAATGTAAAACTGACATTTTTCTATGCTTATTTTAAGCCGTAAAAAGTAGTTATCAACTTTCTGGATAAAACTTTCCGTAAAATTGCTTGCCTTTTATTATAATAAGAGGGATACTTATTACTAAGAAAGATTGTGAGGGCAAAAAAGGAATAAATATCAAATCAAATTCCTAATTACTTTACTTCTAATCTTTCCAAAAGTCAAGTTCTTTGACAACTAAATATGGATTGAATTTAGTAACCAATATATCTTATCTCCTGTTATTCCTTATATTGGGATAGCAGGCGATAGGAGTAAAAAATAAAAATTATGAGAAAATTACAAGAGTACTATCAATTTGGCATTCAAATAAAGAAAGGTCAGTATGTAGATGGAAGAGAAGCTTGGTATTGTAACTTTTTAAAAACTAATGGAGAACAAATGCCAGACTCCTACATAGGAAGATTAACACCAAGTCAATGGAACAAAGCAAAAGAAATATTTAACAAGAAAGTTAGTTCCATTTTCTGGATATCGCTATGAAGTAAAGAAAGGTTATCAAGCTGAACAAATAATTAAAGTAAGATAACAAAATTATGAAAACATTCAGAATAATAGCTCATACAAGTGATAAGAAACATAGCACTTTGTTAGAAGCAGAAAATATAATTGAGGCACTTGTAAGAGCAAAAGAATACTTTGCAATAAAACTCAATATAAATGTTAAAAAAATAAAAATTATTAAAATAATTCACATTATATAAATTTATGTCAAGACAAATAGATAGAGATGAGTTATTCAAATCAATGGAAGAGATTGCTAGAACTTCTGTAAATTTTGATGACTTCTATTCTTATATGATGAATGAGAAGACAAAAATAAAGTTTGAAAAAGTTCTTGGTAAGATGGCTTATAGAATGAAAATTCAACAATTATCAGTTAAATATAACTTAGAATAGTATGTCAAGAGAAGCACAATTTAATTTCATTCCAGTAATACAGCTGGAGTCAATTCAAAAACAAAAAGAAAAATTGCAGGAGTATGTATCATTAAATACCAAACATGGCACTATAACCTTTTCAAAAGAGTATGCTCAAAGAAAAGGTTTAGATGGAACTATATTGTTATTTTTTGCAGATACAGAAAAGAAAGCTCTTGGATGGAGAAAATTTAGTGAAGACTCATTACCAGGAATGTCAGGAGCAAGAAAGTTAAATAAGTCAGTTGTTCAATCAACAGGATCTGTTATATACCAGATGTCAATAAAGAAGATTGTAAACAATTTCAATTTCAAGAAAGAATACAATTTCAAAAGAATGCCAATTGAAACTTATACAAGGAGTGTATTGGATGGTCAAGTTGATTATGTAGTTTTAAAAGAACAAGATTATGAAAAATAAATTCAAAGTAGGTGATAAGGTTTCTGTCAAAGGTGAAACTTCTTCTGCTTCATACAGACTTGATGGACAAATTTGCAAAATAAAATCATTTGGCAAAACTTGTAAGACAGATGATGAAGATGAAAAATATTGGTATAATTTGGAAGAAGAAGGAGAGATTACAGGAGGTGTTTGGGAAGATGAATTAGCTTTGGTAAAAAATTATGAGTCATGGTTTCTTGGATATCCTAGTAAAACAAAATGGAGGGAACAAAGAGATAAAAATAGAAAGGAATTTATACTTTGTTTTGGTCTTGGGTAATATTAACAATAGCAGTAATAATTTTATCAACAATAAAATAAACTTATGAAAGAACCATTACAAGGAAATCCAGATGTAGATGCAATGGATAAATTAAATGCCAGACCTCGTGTTGAAAGACATGATTGTTGTATATGCAAAGAAGAGTTTGAAGGAGAAGGAAACAATTCTGTATCTTGTAGAAGAGATGGTCTGTGTTGTGACAAATGTAATTTGAAGAAAGTTATACCAGCCAGAATAAGATCCTTGAAAAAATTAGAAACTTTAACCAAACAACAAAATGTGGAATGAAGAAATGTTAATTGAGGATGCAAAAAAGCATGCTAAGATAGCTGTCAATAAAAAATCAGATACAATAGAACATCAGTCTGAATATTGTGCAGAACTTTATACATCAATAAATGGATTTGAAGGACAAGAGAAAGAAGACTTAAAAAATTTATACAAGTCAGTATTTGAAGAATCAGTTATAAATTATAGCAAGCTAGATCCAGAAATATTAATGGAGAATAGTATTGCTCAAGCAAATGACGAAGAGACAAATAATAAGTCATCCAATATTCAAGCAGAGCATAAAGAATAGGAATGAGGAAGCAATAAAGAGAAAAGCTCAAATATTAGATATAATTGAAAATGATTTTAGTTCTTGTGGAAATCCAAAAGAGTTTAAAGAAAGAATTACAAAAGCTCCATTTAGTCTGTGGAACTTTATTATAAGTTTAATGCCATAATAATATGAAAATATTTTTAATTATATGGGTTTTTATATCAGGCATATTTACAATTCATAAAGAAGTTGTAAAAGTTCCTACTACCCAAGCTACATCAACAATAAGTATATCAGTTGCAACTACCACTAAAATTGTGCCAGTTGTAGTAAAAACAAAGCCAACAGTCAAATCTGTGGTTACAGTTACAAAGCCTGTTGTAAACCAAAATAAAGCCACTACAACGAGTGCTATAAGCACTCCTGTAATAACTACAGTTGTAGCAACTCCTGTGGCTATTTTTGTTCAACCAACCACAACAGAAGTTGTTGTATCGGCAGGAGCAAATACTTCTGGTTCCAATCTTACAGCAGGACAAATAGCACAAGAGCAAGCCAGTGTAACTGGAACAGCCATTACTGAACAAACAACTGTAGTTCAACAGCCAGTTATAGCTTCAGCACCAACACCACAAGAACCAAACAATCCAGATATTTCACAAGCGTGGTGGTTTGTAGGTTCCATAGATGAGCCATCTTTTATGGCTACAAATACTCCAACACTAACCTATTATGGGAATCCACCACCAGAAGTTCAACAACTTATAAGCCTTGTTTTGTCAGGCAATTGTAATACTACCATTCAAGATTATTCAGAAATAACCCAGATTGTAATTTCAGCAGTTCCTCTATCTTCAATGGCAACATCTGGTGCATTTTTAGATTCTCAGGCAAATCCAAATGATTCCTTTAAAGTAAATTATGGGATCAAAATTGAAACTACACCAGCATTAAGTCAAATTGTTTATGATTATGTGATAAATACAGAACACGATATAGTAGGTCAGACTCCAAGCCAGTATTTGTCTTATATGCAAAATTGTTTAGTTAATGGAATAAATACAAGAACAAATACAATACCAAATCCAATAGTGGCAAATTAGTTAAATAACTTTATAAGTAGATAAATAAAAATATGACAGACAAAAAAAAATAACACAGGAATAGACAACAGTGGCAACTACAACAGTGGCTGGTTTAATACTAATGAGCCAAAGATGAGATTTTTCAACAAAGACAGTGATATAACTTATTCAGAATTTAATAAAAATATAATCGTATATCCAGACTTACACACTTGCCAATGGATAGATTATAAAGACTTGCCAGAAAGTGAACAGAATACTGATACTAAAAATATGGATGGAATGTTAAAGACTTTAGATTACAAAGATGCTTGGAAAGAATATTGGGCAAGAGCAACTGAAGAACAAAAGAAATTCTTTATGACACTTCCAAATTTTACACCAGAAATATTTTTTGAAATAACAGGAATAAAAGTAAATGAAGAATTATCACTTTCAGGTAAAGAAGTAACTGTAACACTTGATGGAAAGTCTTATACGGCAATAATTAAATAAACACTATGCAAAAGAAATACGTATTAACAAATAAAAAAATAGAATTGTTCGGAAAAACATTGTTTCAAATAAAAGCTGAAAAGAGTTTTGGTAGTATTGTAAAAGGAGAATTTGGAGGTTATATAGAAAAAGAAGAAAATTTGTCTCAGGTCTCTGGTAATGCTTGGGTCTATGGTGATGCTCAGGTCTCTGGTGATGCTCAAGTCTCTGGTGATGCTTATGTCTCTGGTGATGCTTGGGTCTGTGGTAATGCTCAGGTCTGTGGTAATGCTCAGGTCTCTGGTGATGCTCAAGTCTCTGGTGATGCTTATGTCTCTGGTAATGCTTGGGTCTGTGGTGATGCTCAGGTCTATGGTGATGCTTGGGTCTGTGGTGATGCTTATGTCTCTGGTGATGCTCAGGTCTGTGGTAATGCTCAGGTCTATGGTGATGCTCAAGTCTCTGGTGATGCTTATGTCTCTGGTAATGCTTGGGTCTGTGGTAAATTTTCATATACTAAAGGTAGATTTATCGGTGGAGATGATTCAGGAAAAATAAAAGATATTACAGATAAAACAGGAACTACTTATTGGAAAAATCAATATGTACTTGGAGATTATGAAATTACTCCTATTGAGAAGAAAAGAAAAAAGAAGTTGAAAGTTTAGTTGGGCAAGAAGTATCAGTAACTATCGAAAATAAGACTTACAAAGCAAAAATTACAGAATAATTTATCAACTGTGCGTATAATAATAAAAAAGATGAATGAAGATGATTCAGTTTGTCCAAGAGATTGGAAAGATATAAAAGAAAACCCACTTAAATATAAACAAAATGGAATTACATTTATTTTTTAGAAAATACGCAAATATCCCTCTATCAGGAAAGGATAGTCGTTTCTTAAAAAGAACTTATAATACTTGTAGTATGTCGCCACAAGAAATATATGACGATATAAGAAAAGAACAAAAATTGATAGATGAATCACAAAAAGAGATTGAACAATTACTAGAATTTGCCGATAAGATTATTAAATAATTTATTAACCGCAGTGTAAAATCTGCACCATTGTACAATCGTAATACAATGAATAATGAATAAAGAATGGATATGAAAGAAAATCAAATCATACAAGGCGACTGTTTAGAAGTAATGAAAGAGATACCTGATAACAGTATTGATATGATTTTATGTGATTTACCTTATGGAACGACTTCGTGCCATTGGGACACCATAATTCCCTTTGAGCCATTGTGGGAACAATATAAAAGAATAATAAAAGACAATGGTGCGATAGTTTTAACTGCCTCACAACCTTTTACCAGTGCGTTGGTGATGAGTAATGTGAAGATGTTTAAGTATGAATGGAT